TTTTTTACTGATGCTGGCGCTGTGCTTGATGCTAGCAATAATGTTTATGAGATAACAACAACATACACGCAGTCTGAGTTATTTGACCTGTCATACACTCAGGCAGGCAGCATAATGTTTATTGCCCACAGGGATCATCAATTAGCAAAGCTGGAATGTCTTGCTCCTGAATCGTGGACAATTGCCGATGTAGAGTACACAAACCAGCCAGTTAAAGAAGATATATGGAAAGTGCCTTGGGCATTAACCCTTGATAACGCATCTGTAGGGTCTAATCGCACGGCAACCTGTCCTATTTTCCGCACGTCTGACTTCAGGATTGATGAAAAAGGCGAGAATGTTAGCCGTAAAATTTACAGTCAGGGCGGCGGTGAAGCAACGATAACAGCTAACACAACATCCGCTGTTGAAGGGATAAAACACACAATAACAATCAACAAGGCATTCGAGGGTACGGTAATTGATCCGCTTGAGTGGTGGATGGATGGGCAGCCACAGTGCGCATTAACCATATCTGCCGCAGCATTAACCGCTGGAACTGCCTGCACATTGACTTATGGCACAACTGCAACTGTGCGTCTTTTCACTGGCACGGCTGCTAGTAGCACCACTTACTATGACCGTCCTGCCATCAAGATTGACTGTGTAAATGTAACCGGAAGCAGCATTGGTTATCGGGGCGACATTCTAAAGGTGACAAAATCAACTGGTGAGGTGCTGTACTTTACTGTGTACACCAGAAGTGGAAGCACAAGCATAGGCGGCGCTGTCACATTTTATGCACAATGCTCATCAGGCGAATCGTTTACAGGTTGGTCTGGCGCTCAAATATCTGCATATTACGGCAACAGTTACACGGCATCAGGTACAAATGTTGCAACTGCTGACGATGTTGGCTCTATTATTTCCATCAATTCTGGATATGTTAAAGTCACAGGAGTGACAGAGAATCAATACATAGGGACAATCATCAAGACTTTATCAAGCGGTGTGGCGCCTGGCCCTAATGCATGGGCTGTTATGCGTCCAGCGTGGACTGGCGATAATGGCTATCCGGCAACAGTTACAAGCTATGAGCAGAGATTGGTTGTATCTGGCACTGCGTTCAGCCCGTCAACGGTATGGTTTTCACGCATTGGCAATTTCTATGATTTTCTGCCTGGCTCTCTTGATGATGATGCTTTGTCGGTAACAATTTCAGGCAGTGAGCAGGCTGATGTTGTGCATTTGATGCAGGGTAAGGCACTGGTCGCTTTAGCTAGTAACGGTGAGTATACGTTTGCTGGCGGTGTAGAGAAGCCGATAACGCCGACCAATATCCAGATACGCAATCAGTCAGTATATGGCTGTTCTAAAGTACGTCCGCAGCGTATCGGTAATGAATTGTACTTTGTTCAGAGAGCTGGCCGTAAGGTTAGGGCATTCACTTACAAGTATGAGTCTGATGACTTTGGCGCTCCTGATTTGTCGATTATGTCTGAGCATTTAACAGAGTCAGGCGTTGTTGATATGGCGTACAACCCTGAGCCTGAATCGGTGATGTGGATTGTCCGTGCGGATGGCGGTATGGCATCGGTAACGATTGAGCGTGAGAATGATGTAATTGCATGGTGTGACCATAATACTGACGGGCTTTATGAGTCGGTTTGCTCTGTTCCTAATTCAACATCAGACACTTTATGGGTCAGCGTTAATCGTGATGGGGTCAGGACTATTGAGCGGATGGCAGCAGGTGTTTATCTTGATGCTGCTGTACAAGGAACTTCTGTCACACCTGAAACAGTTTGGAGCGGCTTGAGTCATCTTAATGGCAAGACTGTCTCTATTGTTGCTGACGGGTCTATTGTCGCTGATGCGGTTGTTAGTGGCGGTTCAGTTACTTTGACTCATTCTGCAAGCTCTGTCGTTGTAGGGCTGCCATACACGACCACGATTAAGACACTGATGCAGGATTTTGGTACAGGCACAGGGTCTATTCATGGCAATAGCAATCGTATTGGTGAAGTGTCAATAAGGTTTAGAGAGACTATTGGCTGCACAATAAACGGTGATGAAGTAACGTTTCGCAGGCTTGACACTGATATACTTGATACTGCGCCTGCTTCATTTACAGGGCTGCACAGAATGGAAACGTTAGGATGGGAAAGGGGTGATGTGTCTATCACTATCGCACAAGCTAAGCCGCTACCTTTCCATATTCAGCAGATTATCTACAAGTTTTCGAGTAATGACTGATGATAAGAGTGGCGACACTTGATGATGTTGACAGGATTTCAGAGCTAGGTGAGTCGCTTCATTCTGAATCGTCGTATAGTTATTTGCCATATGACATTCAGAAAGTAAGGCATTTAATGGCAGGCTTGATAGGCGGTGGTTATGGCATTGTGTTTGTTGCAGAAAAGGACGGAGAGATTATCGGAGGAATTGCCGGAGGCATTGCGGAATTTTGGTTTTGCAATGAATCACATGGGTTCGATTACAGTTTCTTTGTTCATCCTGAGCATAGGGGTGGCAGTGCTGCCTTTCGTTTGCTTGTGGCATTTGAGTCATGGTGCAAGAGAATGGGCTGCAAGCACATTGACATCGGTATTACCACAGGAATTCACGTTGAAAAAACTACGCGATTCTATGAAAAAATGGGCTTTGAAAAAAGCGGACAATTATTTAGAAAGATAATCGAGGTATAGTTATGGGAATGGATCCGTTTACAGTTGGCCTTATTGTTTCTACGGTAGTCGGAGCAGGAACAGCAATATACCAAGGCGAGGAACAAAAGAAATCTGCAAACGCGCAGGCAGATCAGGCAGAGGCTGATATGAAGTTCCAGTCTGACCAAGCCAAAGCAGATGCCAAAGCTGAAAAGGATGCCGCTGAGCTACAGGCAGACAGCATACGCAAGGCAGGCAGGGAGCAAAGAGCCAAGGCTAAAGCTGCAAGTGCTGCTAGTGGCATGGATGTTGGCATGGGTACGGCTGTTGACTTACAGACAGAGATTGCCACCAATGTCGAGAGTGACGCTCAAATGAGTATATTTGGCGGGATGAATGCGTTGAAGCGTGGCAATCAGACTGCACAATCCTTGCAGATTCGTGGACATAATGAAGGGACAGCATTGAGAAACCAAGGCAAGGCGGCACAATCAGCGGGTTATGTTGGGGCTGCTAAGGCTGCTGGGTCTGGATATACTGCTTACAAAACAGCTCAATCCAAAAAGGCATAAACAATGGCACAGATACCGATGGGGAATTTTGGCTACGCTCAGCCTACTGTCACACGCAGTCAGACGGTATCCACTCGTGTCGATGATAATTCTGCCGGACAGTTAGCCAATGTTATAGGCGATGCTGTTGGAGGTATCAGCAAAGACTTTGCGGACGGCATCAAATTACAAGCAGACCTTGCAGCAAAGACCAAGCGAAACAAGGCGGCAACGTTTGTTAATGAGTTCGAGACAAAATTACAGGCTGCTGAGCTTGACTTAGAGCGTCAGCACGCAGAAGGAACAATAGGAAGTGATGCGCTATTACCTGCATGGGAACAGACCGCAAAGAAATTACGCGAGGAAATAACCCCGTTTGCCGATCAGCTAGACGAAGATACAAAGGCTGAGTATATATCGTCTCTTGAATCAACCCTGGTTAATGGCTTGGCTCGGTTTCAGGGTTCAGCATTAAACGCGGCCAAGAAAGACCATCAGTCATCAGTTACGGAGTCATGGGATTCATTCAGGAAGAATAACCTCGGAAACTATGAGGCCGCTTCTGCATGGCTTGATGGGGAGGGTGGCGCAGAGATGCAACGGGCTTTTGGTGCTGATGCTCCTGAGATGATACGCAAGGCAAAGGAGCAGGCAGGGCTTGACTCTGTATCGATTGCTATCATGAATGCAGGCGAGGATACAGGCAAGTTGTCCGCTGTCCTTGGACAGTTGCAAAGCGAAAAAGCAGTAGCAATACTTGACCCTGATAAACGCCTTGTGCTGACATCAAACCTACAGAACAACATCAACACGCTGAAAGACAGGGCAGAGCGCAAGGCAATAGAGTTAGAGAACAAGAAACTCAAGATTGCAGAAGATACCAATCAGGCTTTTCTTGACAACATCATGGATGGCGCCACACTTCCTGCCGAGGATTTGCTAGCGGCTAGCGAAAGAGTCAAAGGCACTCCATACGAGCCACAATTTAATAACCTAGTTGTGCAGCAGACCAAGATTCAGGAAGTGATGAAGCAGCCTAAACATGTCAGGGATGCGTTCATTGAATCGCAAGAAAGAGAGATGCTGGCATCTGGTTCAACAAAAGAACAAAGGGCAATGATTGAGGGCTTTAAGAAAGCATCAAATGACAGAGAAGAACTGAAGAACAATGACCCGCACTCATTCAATGAGAAGATGTTGGGTGGCGAGATAACACAGCTTGATCTTAGCAATCCTGATCCTGTATCAATCAGAAACAGGGAATTGCAGGCTTCAGCAATTGAGAAAGAAACCGGAAAGAATCCAGGCATTCTCAAGCCAACAGAGAAGAAGGCTATTGTGCAGCACATTTCTACACTGTCAGGTGAACAAAGGCTCTCATATTTTGCCAAACTGAAAGAGTCTAGCGGCACTGCATACAGCCAGATAATGAAGGATGTAGGAGCGGATAGTCCTGCTGATGCCCTTGCCGGGCAGATGTACGGCAGCGGTATGAAGGTAAAAATGGAGTCTAATACCTTTGGAGCTGATAAGTTCTTCGATTCTGATGACATCGCGTTAAGGCTTACCCGTGGTGCTGAGTTGATGAAGTCAGGCAGGGAATCAGGAAAGATGCCAATTCCTGATGAGGCTAAGTTTAATGCCTCAATGATGGACGCAACCAAAGGCGCGTTTATCAATCAAGAATCATTTGCCAAGGCAAGCGAGTCTATCAAAGCCTACTATGCTGCAAGGTCTGAACAGCTAGGGGTTTATAGTTCGGTGGTTGATGCAAAAATAATGGACGAAGCTATACGCGCAACTACAGGTAACATTGTTGTTAAGTCTAACCGCAGGGTACTTGCTCCTATTGGCATGGACTCAGAGTCTTTCCTAGAGAAAGCAGAGGCGGCATACAACACAGAGAACCCAAACGGAACACCGTGGAGCAGGGTTAATCTGATGCCATACAAGAACAATCAGTATATGATTGCTGTTGGAGACACTCCGGTAAGGCGCCACAACAAGCCGATAATTATCGAGGTCAAATAATGTCTTTCTTCTATGATGAAAGCACACAGAGACAGGCTGACGAACTATCCGATAATTTCGGCATTGATGAATCGCTTGTCGAGGCAGGCGCATGGACTGGATTTGGCAACGGTCTTGGCATGGGCATCATGCGTGAGACATTCGCACAAACAGGTAGAACAGCAGCAATGGCAGCAGCAGTACCGTCTATTGTGTGGGATAAGATGGCAGGCACTACAGAAAGACAAGACCTATACTTCAAGGATGTTATAGACGACACGTTCAATGATGCTATCGACTATTGGACGCCTAGCGAGCAAGAAGTTGGAATGGCTGGTCAATTAGGTGGTGGTCTTGTTGGTGGTCTAGGTCAGCTTGCTTTAGGTCTTGGCAATCCATCACTGATGATTGCAAACGCTCAGATGGGTACAAGTACAGACCTTGTAAGGCATGGAATTGACGCTGACAAGGCGCTAGATGTAGGCACTGCGTCAGGTATTGCGACAGCGGTAGGCGCATGGCTTCCTGTATTTGGCAAGACTGGCGTTCAAAAAGTAGTAGGTAATGCTGCAATAAACCCGCTTATTGGTATAGCACAAAGAGCGGTACAGTCGCAGATGCTAGAAGGAACAGATCAAGCTGCAAACTTCAACCCTTGGGATATGAATGCGATTGTGCTAGATGCCGCAATGGGTGCTGCTTTTGGCTATGTATCTAAGAGAATGGGAGAAACAGCACCAGATGTTGTTGATGCGATAATCGGTAAAGGCGCCACAAAATCCATACAGGATAACATCGGCTATATGTTTGGCGACTACAAGCCGAATCCTTCCGAGATTGATGACCTGATGGGATTGGCTAACATCAAGTCAAGGACATACGACAGCGCACCAGGCAGACCAATTGATGAGCATTCTGCCAATATGCACACAGCCGCCATGGAGGAATCTATACGCGCTTTATCTGAAGGCAGAGAGCCTAATCTATCCATGCTTGATGATTCGGTTAGGTTTGAATCTAGGACAGCAGAAGGCGTTGATTTAGTCACAGCAGGAAAGGATGCAGGTCTTGAATTGATTGATGAGGCAAGAGTAGCAAAAGCATCAGCTCCTATGAGGTCTGTAGATGTTGCTCCTGTAGAGGCTGCACCTGTAGAAGGTCAGGTAAAATCAGTCATTGATAATGACTATCATATACTTGAGGCAAAGAGAACAATTGATGAAGTTGGAGATGTTCAGGTTGTTGATGCGGAATCAGGTAATATGGTGAGCGGAAGAAAGGTTCTAGAAGATTCTGTTGCAGAAGTTCGCAATGCTGAGACATTAAGCACGGCATTCAAGGCTGTTGCTGGTTGTATTTTGGGGGATTGATGAAATCACAATGCGGACAGGCAGCAGCAAAGGCTATAGGTCGTCAGCTTACGAAAGCGGAAGAGGCGATTATAGAGGAAAGGCTATCATCTCACATGCGGCAGATGGCTCGTAATGACCGTGATTTAGTGTTGTCAATGACAAAGCAAGAGCGTGTAGAGATGGCGGCAGACAGGGCTGCTAAGGAATTGATAGCCGAGACAGCAAGAAAAGCAAGCAACAAGGCTGCCAATGTTGTTGTCAAGGCAAAGATGAAAGCAATTGTAGACGCTGACCCTTTGCAAGGCGTTGATCGAATCATGGATATGGTGGCAACAAACCGCAGCGGCTCAGGCATTCAATCGCTAGAATCACAGTCATTGGCTATTCGTGACATGGGATGGAGTCACATTGTCGATACTGTTATGGCGGCAAATCCTGATTTCCTCAGGCTATTTGATACGTCAGAAGGCACAAAGGCATTACACCTTGAATTGTACGGCATGGATTCTGGCAATTCAGCAGCAAAGGCAGGCGCCAAGGCATTCACAGATACAGCAGAGCAGTTGCGGCAGAGGTTCAATCGAGCAGGCGGAAACGTAGGCAAGCTTGAGAATTGGGGCAAGCCTAATCATCACTCTGCTGTACGCATGGCTTCTGAAGGTATGGAAGCATGGGTTAGCAAGATGCTGACTGGCAAGGATGGAAAGCCACTTATTAAGATGAGCCAGTATGTCAACGAAGATGGTTCATTGATGTCTATTGACCAAGTGACAAAGTTTCTAGAGTACAGCTACAGGCAGATTGTTTCCGATGGTTCATTTGGACGCATTGACGATATGCGAAAGGCAGAGGCTAAAGGTGAGTCTGTTGGAGGTGGTGGCAAGTCGTCAACAGCTAATCGCAACTCTTCGCACAGACAGATACATTTTGAAGATGCTGAAGCAGAGGCTATCTACTGGCAGGACTTTGGCGAGAAGTCCATGCTTGATGTAATGGTTGGTCACATAACAAGTATGTCTAGGGATGTGGCATTGATAGAAACATTTGGCCCTGATGCTATGCGTAATTTTGAGGATTCACTGCGATACGCAGAGGATACCGCCAAGGCTGCATTATCAGGAAGAAAGAACACTGTTAAGGCAATGAACAAGATAAGCCAGAATGCCAACAATGTCAGGAAGCTTTTCGAGATACAATCAGGATCAGCTCCAATTCCAGCCGCTACAGCTTTCAGTAATGTGATGAAAGGCATCCGGTCATTGCAGATGCCGATACTGGGTTCAGCCACTATAACATCCATGTCTGATTATGGCACAAGCTTCCTGACTGCAAAGCATAACCACATGCAGTTTTCCAACGTCATAGGCAAAGAGCTTGACTTGTACAAGAATCCAAAGCTTAGAGATGCCGCAAGGCGTAGGGGATTAGGTCTTGATACTATGATGAACGGCTTCAGCAGACTAGGTGAGGATGGCTTCTCATCCGGAACTTCATGGCATGATTCATTCGCTAAATACTCGCAAAAGTTCGCAAGCGCAACAATGAAAGCTTCATTCTTGGGGCAGCTAACCGACATCCGCAGGCAAGCTTTTTCTATGGAGTTCATGGATGTATTAGGCAAGCTAACCCGTAAGCCGTTCGACAGCTATAAACCAGAGGACATCGCGCACCTTGTAAAGCTTGGCGTAACAAGAGAAGATTGGGCAGTATGGAATCTGGCACAGCTTGATGACGTTAGAGGCAAGGGCGATACATTGATTACTGCGGATAACATCTACAGGCTGACAGATGAACAGCTTGGAGGTGATGCAGAAACAGCAATGCGACTCAGAGATAGGGCCGCAACAAAGCTGCTAGGCATTGTGCAAGAAGAAGCAAAGATGGCAATCATAGAGCCTGGGCTAAAGACTCAGCTATACCTTTCAGCAGGCAAAGGATATAACCCCGTGCTTGATGAGGTGGTAAACTCTTTCTGGCAGTTCAAGTCATTTGGTCTTGCTATGATATTCAGCCACATGGAGCGCATGGCGGGGATGCCTTCATTTGCTAGTAAGGCAGGGTATGCTGCAACACTAACAGCGGCAACAACTATCATGGGCGCGTTGTCTATGCAGTTGAATAATTTAATCCAAGGCAAAGACCCGCAAGATATGACTACTCCTAAATTCTGGGGCGCTGCATTTATGAAGGGTGGAAGCTTTGGTATCTACGGGGACTTCCTGTTCGGCAGCAAGACTAAATACAATCAGGGCATGGCTGAAGTAATAATGGGGCCAACAGCTTCATTTATCGGCACTCCCATAAAAGTGGCATTAGAAGAAGCAGAGTATCAAAAGCAGATAGCAGCAGGAGATGATGCAAAAGAGCCTGACAGTGCAGCCAAGATGCTCAGATGGGCTAGACCGTTAATACCTGGATCAACGCTGTTTTATATCAAAGGCGCATTTGACCATATGGTGTTCCATGATATGCAGGAAATGGCTAATCCCGGCTATCTGAACAGAATGAAGCGTAGAATCAAGACTGATACAGGACAGCAATTCTGGTGGGAGCCTGGCGAATCAGTGCCAGAAAGGGCGCCAGATATTGGTGCAATGTTTGGAGCTGAGCAATGAGAGAAGATCAACTAAAAGAGCTTATGCGCATTCAAGAGGTGGCTATTGACAACGCCATTGCTGAGTTTGATGAGGCTTGTGGGCTACGGCTAACAGAGCAACAGGAGCGCGGAGACAGACGATGGTTGACTCAAATGGCATCTAGTTCACTCAAGCTATCGGCTGACATTGCTAGGCTTATGAAGCCATCCGCTCCAGACAATGAAGATCAGGAAGATGCGGAATTGAAACAGATAATAGAAAATGCACAAAATAGAGTCGTAGCATTTAACCGTGGAAAATAAAGTCTCGTTTCCTGTTTTCTTTATGATATGGGCAGACGTTCAGAGATGGGAAGTTCCTGCTTTTCACATTCGAGTATGTGAGTTCCTAGAATCATTTACCGAGACAGCTTTGCTTATGATGCCTCGTGGTCATGCAAAGTCTACGATTCTCGGTGTCTATAATGCTTGGCGTTATTACGTCAATCCAGAGTACAGGATTCTGCACCAAGGCGACCAAGATGACACAGCGTACAAGATGAGTCGTGATGTTCTTGCGATACTTGAGCGACACCCGCTAACGCGCAAGATCAAGAAAGAGTCTGGAGAGGTTCAGATGTGGTGGGTGAAAGGTTCAAAAGACCCTCGCAACCCGTCAATGCAAGCAAGGGGAATAACATCTAACGTGACATCATCAAGAGCTGATGAGATTCAAAATGATGACGTTGAAGTGCCTAGAAACATCCAATCCGCAGACGCACGCGAAAAGCTGAGATACAGACTGACGGAACAAACTCACATCCTAGTTCCAGGTGGCAGGCGGTTATACGTTGGCACGCCTCACACGCATCAATCCTTGTACGATGAGGTCAAACGGGCAGGCGCTGATTGTATGGTCTTGCGTATGTTCGAGAATTACCATCGGGCAGATTCAACAGATTGTATATCGGTGCCGTTCAAGCCTGAATTTGTGTTTACTGCTATCGGATCAGGTGGCAGGTTGTTGGATGCTGGTGAGCATTACACGCAGACAGAAATGAAAGACGGAACATGGCAGGTCATGCTGCTTGAGAAAGCTGTTGTTGTGGATGTTTACGCTGGTTGCTTGTGGCCTGAGCGGTTTACACGCACTGAGCTATCACGTAGGCGCAAGGAATGCCGCACCCTGAATGAATGGGATAGTCAGTATATGTTAATGGCTAGACCTATCGGCAATGTCAGGCTAGACCCTGAGCGCATTGAAGTCTATGACCATGACATTGAATATGAGGTTGTCAATAATTCTGCAAGGATGACATTGGGCGGCGTGCAGATTGTAGGGCTATCGCTTGTTATTGATCCTGCCTCGGGCAAGCTGAAATCAGACGTTTCTGCATTGGCGCTGGTATTACAGGATGGTAATGGTAAGCGTTATTGGCATCGGGCTTTGCCTTTGGTTGGCGAGGTTGCTGAGTTTGGAGCTGATGGCAAGACTATAACAGGCGGTCAGGTTGTTACTATCTGCGATGTTGTCGAGCAATTCCACGTTGGGCGCGTGTGCATTGAGACAAACGGGATTGGTGGTTTCATGCCTGCTGTGCTAAAAGCTGCATTCAAGCAACGCGGCATAGTGTGCGGGGTTGGTGAAGACCACAACGCAGGCAATAAGAACAAACGGATACTTGAGGCTTTCGAGCCTTTGATTTTGTCACAAATGGTTGCTATGTCTAGGCAGGTATCTGACTCGCCTGCATATAATGAGCTGCTTGAGTTTAACCCTGCGGCAACATCAAATGATGACGATTATATAGACTCTGCGGCACAAGCGATAAGCAAGACACCTGAGAGAATACAGGCTGTTTCATCGTTTAGGATAACAAACGGGAAGCAGGTCAATAATTGGCAACCAATAGGCGGTACTTATGATGTGCAGGTTGATTACTGATGGCTATAACTGAGCAGACGCTATACAACAGCTATAACCCTGATGGCATTGTCACGACATTTGCTTATAGTTTCTGCTGCTTTTCAGAGTCAGACTTAAAAGTCTACTATGATGGGTCGCTAGTTTCATCATCGAATTACACGGTAACAGGTATCGGCACAAGGGCTGGAGGGTCTGTTGTTTTCACATCCGCACCTGCTGCCTCTGTTGCTGTTTTGCTTATCAAGCTAGTCCCTTCATTTGATAGGGACACAGACTATCAGCAAAATGGCGAACTGCAATCAGACACCATCGATGATGACATTGATAGATTGTACAGCCTGCAACAATTCAACAATGCAACAGCAACCCGTAATCTAACTTTCGACGATGTTACCGCTACAGATATGATTCTTGTCGGTGATGAGGATGCGAGAAAGGGAAAGTTACTAGGATTCGATGCAACAACTGGTGATCCAGGATTATTTGTTCCTGCTGATTTTTCAGCTACAACCCCAACTGCATATATTAATACTCTGTTAAACGATGCAGATAGCGCAGAAGCTAGAGCCACTCTTGAAATAGTCAAGAATGGCAGAGAGCAAGAGGGTATTAGATACACGACTGCTGGGACAGCTCCAGATTTTACTATTACAACTGCAAGTCCGGCTGTTTCTGCTTATGTAACAGGGCATCGGTTTACTGTTGTTTTCAATGCTGACGGTACGATTGGAAGCAACACGATCAACGTTAATGCGATTGGAGCAAAGAGCCTAAAGCAGTATGACGATGGCGGCAACAAGCGGTCAGGCGTATGCAAGTCTAGTCAGGTTGCCGTTGTTGAATACGATGGAACTGATTTTGTAATACTGAATCCTTTGCCGGTTTATCCGTTGAGCATGGTAAGGCAGACGGTTCAAGGTGGGCCAATAGATGCGTCAGGTTATCCTGATTTCCTACCTGATACCGATGCTGATTTAAGCCTAGTCACTCAAAACATCAGCGCGTCCGCTCCGTTTGTTGTCTGTGCTTCGCAGGGCTTTGGTCTTGGCTCTGACCGTATAGGTGTATCGACTGCAAACCTGACGTTTACTTGTCAGAATGGGACTAATTATCTGTATGTCGATGTGTCTAGTGCGGGAGTTATTACAACGGGTACGACTTTAACCGCTCCGGTTTATAGCCCTTCACTTGCTACGGGCACAAATACTTTCAACTATACAACGATGACCATGTATTCAAGCGGCACTACAAAGGCTTGGCGCGTGTTTGTCGGTGAGGCTATAGCGGCAGCGGGGGCGGTTACTTCAACTATTGCCTATGCTTACAACGGTATCTATGAGTCTGCAAACTATGGCTTGGCTGTTAGTAATTCGTACACTGTAAACCATAACATTGGATGCCCGTTTGTTTATGACTGTGTGTTTGTGTGTACTTCAACAGATGACACGTATGCTGTTGGGTATGAGGTTGTAGCTCCAACTATGAACACTCAGGGTTATTTGTATGGGGTTACCAATGTGAGAACAAGTAATACACAGTTGATTTCGTTAGTTGCAGCAAATGCGCTTTATGTTGTTGATTACTCACTTCCAAGCACTTACAAGTTGCTCGACTATACAAAATGGAAACTGAAGACAACCGTTAAGAGGTCATTCTAATGGGTTACTACATAGACGGTTCAAGCAATTATTACGAGGGCGACAAGCGTTCTCCGTCTGATACCGCAGTAGATCAAAGACCATATCCTACAATGGATTGGACTGCGGGGGCTTGGGTCTATGATTTAGCTGCTACAAGAATAATGGCT